ATATAAAGAAGAATATGCTATACATCAATAAAGGAGAAGTGAATAATTTGGTGTTGAATATAAATAATAATTCAACTCAATCATTTGCTACTTATGATTTAGTTTTCACACACATAATGTCTCANAAACAGCAGACATATACCATTGATACATCCAATTCATCACAATACACAAGTAATATTCGTTACTGTACAATTGTTTTAGATTTAACTCAAACAGATTTAATTTATTTGGGTCAATATCAATTGAATATATTTGGTAATGGTACTCAAGAAGTATATGTTACGATGGTTGTTTTACAAGGAACTGAGGAAACAAATCCATTCACGGAATATGTTAGTCCAAATGAGGTGAATGAAAACTACATATATATACAAGAATAATTATGAATGAACAATTTAAACCACCTGTTTCAGGTACAACAAAAATAAATTTAAGTAAAGTATCATTTAAGACTGCTACATTTCCAGTATTTTCTGAATTATTGGGTAAAAGTCCCTGGGTGTATTATGGTTTGAACAACCTCTTACCTCAGTACTTCATAGAGTTATATGATAACTGTGCAATACATAAAGCAATNGTTAAATCAAAAGTAAATCAAATCTTAGGTGATGAGATTACTTCTAAAGATAATCCTGATAGTGTTTGGGAATTAGTTAATGAGGATGAGAACATCGTGGATGTTATGCGTAAATGTGTATTGGACTTTATGTTATTTGGAGGTTTTGCTCTAAATGTTGTTTGGAGTAGAGATAGAAAAACAATTGCAGAACTATATCACTTAGACTTTTCTCGTATTAGAAGTGGTAAAGTTAATCTTGATACAGATAAGGTTGACCATTATTACTATTCACCTGTTTGGGAGGATACAAGAAAGTTTCCACCACAGGAATTTCCTGCATTTAATAAAAACACAAAAGACCCTGTTCAGATATTTTATTTCAAGATATACCAACCAGGTTTAACATATTATCCTGTACCTGACTGGTCTGCAGGACAACGTTCTATTGAGATTGATATTGAGATTAAGAACTTCCATATGAATAATTTGAGACAGGGAATGGTTCCATCACTTTGGATTAACTATAACAATGGTATCCCTGGTGAGGAAGAACAACGTGTATTGGTGAGAGCTCTTGAATCTCAGTATGGTGGAACTGATAATGCTGGTCAAGCTATAATTTCTTTTAATGAAAGCAAGGAACAATCCCCTGATATTGTACAAATACCTCGTAATGACCACGATAGTTATTACCAATCTCTTTATGAAGATATTAGTAGGTCTATATTGTCTTCTCATCGTGTTTCTTCTGCGGAGTTATTTGGTATATCTACACCTGGTAAATTGGGTAGTAGGAATGAGATAATCGACCATAGTGAATATTTCTCTCGTATGGTAATCCAACCTTATCAAGATGAGATATTACCTGTGTTCAATAAGTTATTGAGTTTATTCTTTGGTAAGAAAACTACATTGGATATTAAACCATTATCAATTTACGAACCTTTACCGATTGTTGAACCAACAGATAATTCCAAACCTGCTCCACCAATAAAAACAGGACATAACGAACAGAACCGTCCTGAACCAAATTACCCAAATCTAAACAACTAACATGGCTGGAAAATTACTAATTAGTGAAATAAAATTGAAGAGCTATACAAATATTAACAAAAACGTTGATATGGATGTTCTGAAAGCAGAAATTCAGATTGCTCAAGATATTGATGTTCAAACCATACTCGGAACTTTGTTCTATAAACATTTGTTAGATGGTATATTACCTGATGGTACGACAACGTGGAATGACGATGAAACCATACTCGTGAATGATTACCTTCAACCTTTCTTAATTCAGACAGCTTATTTCAATGCCATACCACAGATTATGTACCGAACAATGAACAGAGGTATTGTTGAGGGTAGTATGGAGAACGCAAAGTCTGTTGATATTGAAACGATGAAGTATCTAAGAAACGTTCAGAAGAGTAGAGCTGATTTCTATCTACAAAGATTAATGGATTATCTATTAACTGGTAGAGGACAGAACAAGTTCCCTCAATATACCACAGCATCTACCATTGATGGTATGGTTCCTGATAGATTACAAAAATACAATAATGGTATATTCTTAAAACATTCAACAAGAAAAGGTTGGGATATATCAAGAATGGCTCAAAATGGGATTATGCCATATTCCGAATATGCTAATGCATGGTGGAATTGTCCCGATTGTTATTAATTATGGATATTAGACAACTATATAAACTCCGTTTCAAAGATGAAGAGGTATCGTTTAAATTTCCTGCTGGCTTTGAACCTGCTAAATCTGTTCCAAACGGAGAAGCAGGAATTATGTGTTACACCTGTGCAAAGTGGAACCCTGATACAAAGTTATGTCAAGGACAATACTATATCAATTGGAATGGAAATGGAAAAATCCCTAATGACAACCCGAACGAGTACGCTTGTGTATGGTGGGTTGATAAAAGAATTAAATAAAAAAATATGATAGACTTACCAAAACCAAACGAAAATGAAACCATTGGTCAATATGTTAATAGATTATTGTCCGATAAAATAATAACCACAACAGAAATTCAATATGCTGTTAGAAAATATAATAACAATAAATAATGAATATAGAACAACTACATAAAATTAGAGTTGAACTTAGTAGTGCTAATGTTAAAACTCAAGATAAACCTTATAAGACCAAAGTTGATGAGGAAGATGGTGAATTTGATTTCAAGTCCTATGATTGGGATACTTGTATCTCTGATAATGAAGGTAAGTATGGTAAGAAAGGTGCTGCAAAGGTTTGTGGTGCAATTAAAGCAATGAACAACTCATCTGAGGAAGAATTTATGATACCCAAACCAGAACCAGGTGAAGATAAACAAACCTACGTATCAAGATGTATGAAAGCTATTGGTGGTGAAAATAAACCTGAGGAACAAAAACTTGCAATCTGTTATGCACAAATTGAAAAGTAATTTACCTATATACCTTGCTAAGGGATTATTTGTTTGGACTTTAACATTATTGTCTATTGAACTTATTCTTACCTTTCAACATCTAATTGAATTTGGATTTAACTAATTATAACCCTCCACTTCGGGGGGTTTTTTATTTATATTAATTTTATGATTAACACAGAATATTATAGAAGTAAAGATAAAGATGAATATTATACACCAGCAATCCTTGTTGAACCCATATTAAAATATATTAAACCCAATAGTGTTGTTTGGTGTCCATTTGATAAGTTTGAAAGTGAGTTTGTTCAACAAATAACAAAAGAGGGTCATAAAGTAATTTACGGACATATTGAGGAGGGTTATGACTTTTTTGAATATGAACCCCCATATTACGATTATGTTGTTTCAAATCCACCCTTTACCCGTAAATTGGAGGTATTGGATAGATTATACAAATTGGGAAAACCTTTTGCTATGATATTGGGATTACCCATATTGAACTATCAGGAAGTTGGTGAGTTCTTTTTGGACAAAGATTTACAACTCCTTATTGTGGATAAGAAAGTATCCTTTGATGGAAATACATCCTCATTTAACAACTCTTACTTCTGTTGGAATATGTTACCCCGTGATTTAATGTTTGTTCATTTGGAACATAATAATAGTGGAAAGAATTATTCCCCCTCAGGTATGTACAAAAAAAAATTAGACAGGATTTTGTAAATTAAAACATTTTTCGTATTATTGTATTGTCCCTACATGGACGACTATTCTAATCATTTCATACGACCTTCGTTTCTACGAGGGTCTTTTTTTTGTCCTGAACCCGACCAACTTAACCTGAAGGGACCTCCGACAGGAGGGACCGAAAGACTTCCTGTTTACTACCCCCTCAGGTGTGGGGAAAAATTCCGTGTCGGGGATGGGTTAGTGGATACGAAATTTTTTCCAAGCAACCATCCCCAAGGTCAAAAAGTTATTAACATTATATCCCCATCGATTATACGGGTCGATCCTTCGGTCGACCCTTCAGGTGAGGTCATAGTACCACTCATATATGAACCCGTCTATATGGGTCTATTATACCCCTTTAAATGGATTTTAGACGACCCTGACCCGACCGAAGGGAGGGATAATTAGTCTATTAAAATAGTGGACTTTTAATAGTCTACCTTAGTTGTAGACCAACCTGTAATTTACGTTGCGTTGTTATTTTTCCCCCCTGCGGGGGTCAGGGAAGGTCAGGGAAGGTCAGGGAAGGTCAGGTTTTCAGGGTTATTAATATCAATATCGTCAATTCTACCCATTTTATACCACTCATCATCTATACAGACCGTTCATCACAAATAGGGAGATTTTTTATATTTTTTTTTGGCGGGTAAGATATCCTATTGTAGTTTTGTGGTGTCAACAAAAACAAAAAAAATAAAAAAATAAAAAAATGGAAAAGTTAAACAATCAGGCGTTAGAACTATTAAGAGAGGTTCAAGAGGATTACAATAGAGTTGGTACTAATGAGTACAAAGGTATTGCGTTCTTTTGGTCAGGTATTTA